CCAATGTTTACGGGGTTATTATGAGAGCGAAAATAAATCAAAATAAGTGTAGACAATATTGTCGGACTGTGAGAGACTGTGTGTGTCGGAGGGCACAGCCTCTGACCGGTCCCCGGCCGAACCGGGAAATTGAAAGGGAAAATATGAAAAACATGAACAAATTGGTTCCGTTGACGACCTGCGATTCAACGCCTGGAGAATTCGAACCCGCACTGATTCCGAGCGGGTTTAAATTTCGGCGTCTTGTCGCCGGAGGATTAACCACCGCAGACGACCACCAGGGGTGGTCATTTCGGCGTGATCTGGTCGGGTTGGTCCGCGAGTGCGGCGGACTTCCAATCGTGCAGCTTGACGACGGGGGGGTGTATGCTGTGCAGCACCCTACCAAGGGGTTGCTGAGCTGCTGGTAGTCCGCCCGCCGGGAGCGCATCCCGGCTTTCAAAGCCGCAGAAATCACTTTGCCGGTTGCTTGATCGTTCCCGGCTGGGGAAGGTTACTAACCCCACAATTTAACCAAATAACCAAATAACCAAAAAGCCGGGCGACCGGCAGAAAGAAAAATTATGAAAATTGAAATACTGCATGTGTGTGGCTCTCCGCTATACATCGGAGAGCATGAAACCTGCGCGACAGCGGTCAGCGCTGCCGTCCGCGCCAGGATCAGCCTCGCCGTGGCCGACCTCGCCGGGGCCAACCTCCGGGGGGCTGACCTCCGGGGGGCCGACCTCCGGGGGGCCAACCTCTGGGGGGCCGACCTCACCGGGGCCAACCTCCGGGGGGCTAAACTCCGGGGGGCCGACCTGAGCGAAGCCGACCTCCGGGGAGCCAACCTCGCCGGGGCCGACCTCACCGGGGCCGACCTCATCGGGGCCAACCTCACCGGGGCCAACCTGGCCAGGGCAGACCTCGAGGGGGCCATCGGCCTGTGACCCCTCCGCCGGGGAAGCCCGGCTTTCACTCCCGCTCCTGGCATGTCGTCGGGGGCGGAACTGAAAACGCGGGCAACCGCCGGTCCCCGGCCGAACCGGGAAATAGAACGGAAAAAATATATGGAAACAATTGCAAAAACTATGAGAGAAACCCTGCTCTGTGAACAGTCGGGCAATGACAGCAGATGGCATTTGACCGACTGCGAAAAGTTCGCGATAGGCTCGTTTGAAACCCTTGCCGAGGCCAAACAATTTGCGGTTCAAAACAATTACAGACTCCACATTTTTCCCGCCAATTCAAGGCCCAAATGGTTCAACCCTGCCTGATTATGGCTCTTGTTTGCAAATTAACCAAAAAGCCGGGCAACCGCCGGGCCCCGGCCGCACCGGGGAAGAGAACGGAAAGTTTATGAAAATCGAAATCGTTTCAACGACGGGCGCTCCGCTGTACAGCGGAGAGCATGAAAGCATGGTGGCAGCGGTCTGCGCTGCCGTCCGCGCCGAGGCCAACCTCATCGGGGCCAACCTGGAGGGGGCCGACCTCGCCGGGGCCAACCTGGAGGGGGCCGACCTCCAGGGGGCCGACCTCGCCGGGGCCGACCTCGCCGGGGCCAACCTCCGGGGGGCCAACCTCCGGGGGGCCCACCTCCGGTGGGCCTCCATCCGGGGGGCCGACCTCGATGGGGCCGACCTGCGCGATGCCAACCTCATCGGGGCCAACCTGCGCGGGGCCAACCTCCGGTGGGCCGTTCTCACCGGGGCCAAACTCCGGAGGGCCAACCTCATCGGGGCCGACCTCCAGGGGGCCGACCTCTGGGGGGCCAACATCGAGGGGGCCGACCTCGATGGGGCCGACCTGCGCGATGCCAACCTCATCGGGGCCAACCTGCGGGGGGCCGGCCTCACCAGGGCCAACCTGACCGGGGCCAACCTCCAGGGGGCCATCGGCCTGTGACGCCGGGCCGGAGCGCATCCGGCCATCACTCCCGCTCCCTCACAACGAGGGGGCTGAACTGAAACATGCGGGCAACCGCCGGTCCCCGGCCGAACCGGGAAAGAGAACGAAAAAAATATGAGTCCAAAAATAATGGTGGGAATGAGCCTGCAACAAGCGCGGTATCTCGGTATGGCGGCACATGTGGCGGGTGGATGTGTCGCCGTCGGTGAGGAGGGCCGGGATGCCGCGTCGCTGGTCGGGCATGACTGCATCGGCCTAATCCCGGAGGCGTGGGCACTGCGCGATAGCGCATATACGCGCCTCACCGGCGCACAAATCAGCCGCATCGAGCGCCATCTCACGCAGCGATGTGATGGATGGTCGGGCGCAGAGAGGATCAATACCGAGCGGGCGCAGACCCTGGTGATGCTCGGGCTGTGATAAATAACTGCCAGCGGAATCGCCCGCCGGGAGCGCATCCCGGCTTTCACTCCCGCTCCCGGCTCATGCCGGAGGCGGAACTGAGAACAACGCGGGTTAGCCCGCCGGTCCCGGCCGAACCGGGAAATTGAACGAGAAAAATTATGAAAATCGAAATCTTTTCAACGACGGGCTCTCCGCTGTACAGCGGAGAGCATGAAAGCATGGCGGCAGCGGTCAGCGCTGCCGTCCGCGCCGGGGCCGACCTCATCGGGGCCAACCTCTCCGGGGCCAACCTCCGGGGGGCCAAACTCCGGGGGGCCGACCTCCGGAGGGCCGACCTGGAGGGGGCCAACCTCCGGGGGGCCAACCTCCGGTGGGCCAACCTCTCCGGGGCTAAACTCTCCGGGGCCAACCTCATCGGGGCCAACCTCGAGGGGGCCAACCTCTGGGGGACCGGCCTCCCCAGGGCCATCCTGCGCTGTGCCATCCTGGAGGGGGCCGTCCTCTGGTGGGCCGACCTCACCAGGGCCGACCTCACCGGGGCCAACCTGCGGGGGGCCGGCCTCACCAGGGCCAAACTCACCGGGGCCAAACTCACCGGGGCCAAACTCACCGGGGCCGACCTCACCGGGGCCGACCTCACCGGGGCCGACCTCACCGGGGCCGACCTCACCGGGGCTAAACTCTCCGGGGGGCCATCGGCCTGTAACGCCGGGAGCGGAACGGAAAATCTATGAAAATTAAGAAAATTGAGAAAAAACGCGGTCGAGGAAGGCCGCCTTTCACAAGCGGACAACCGAAAAAATCCGTCGTGCATCTTCGCGTGACGGCGCAGGAAAAAGCCGGGTGGGTCCGGTCGGCGCTGCCTTCCACATTGTCTGCCTGGATCACACAGACGTTGCGGGGTGCGAGTGAGAAACAGCCTCCAACCGCATGATGGCAATTGGGGTTGGCTGGTAACGAGTCCAAACCCAGCCAACCCCACCACATTGGAGCGTGCTCACATTCACAGTTAGCACATTCCGGGCTTGGTGTCAATCAGGGGCGCACGATCTGCTCTTGCCATTGGCCGTCGGATTGCCAGACGAGCAGCCACATGAATTCGGTGTACAGCGAGGCGGCCACTTTCAGGTTCTCGAAGCCTCCACGAAACGCGTGAGGGCCTTTGAACTCGACCATGATGTTCAGGATGGTGTTGGTGGCGTCGGGCTTGAACCAGATTCCGTTTCCCAACCGGAACCGCAACGACTGAGTGCGCCAGCCATCGTGTGGGCGGGTGGCCTTCAGATAGGCTAGTCCCTCGGTTTCAAGTCTGTTGGGGCGTTGCGAGCTTTGGCGGATGCGCTTGGGCACCTTGGCCGCGGCGATGGATTGGGGTGTCACCTGGGTCCCGTAGATGTGCTGGTTCAGGCGTTTAACCGATTCCGATGGGTTGTCGGGCAGCAGGCTCACACATTGCCTCCCAGCCGTGTAATCTCAACTTCAAGGCACGCGATAGCTTTTCGCAGGTCCTGCACCTCCGTGGCGGGGTCTTTTTTCCCGGCTCGCCAGATGTATTTTAGTGCGCTGCCACGGCAGAAATTTTCGTGCATGGCGATTTTGATGCACTCAATGCCGCTTGGGTGCTCGGTATAGTGCGCTGGTCGGTTGACTGGGTCAGTGTGGTTCATGGAGAAAAATGTTCCCCCTCCGCATCGGTCCTGGCGGCTGCGCGGGCACCATCCGGCGCACGCGGCTAATAAACCGGACAGGCTGGCCAGCGGAAAGGGAAATTGGGGTCATTGTTCTATGTGGTTTAGGAAACGTGTTCCAAGTTTTAAGTTAAGGTGAGTTTTGCACCGACCTAAAGCCTTGGGTGCTCCTGAACTGCTGCCGATCCATTTCCTTTTCGATGGTCTGGCGTTGGAGTTCGGAGGCGTTCACCATTTGGCCGGACTCCCAGACGACTTTGTCCTCGGGTTCAGGGGCAAATCGTTTGCGGCGTTGCTCGGCCTGCCAGCGTTTGAAGGCGACGGGGTGCTTGACGGTCCTCCACGGGTGATTGGGTTTAGGCGTCATGGTAAAAGGGTGCCTGTGGTGCCCGACAGGCGGCGGGGTGGGTTACAGTTTCAAACCGTCGGCGGTTGGCTCAATTTTAGTGTTCGACGGGTCTTTGCTGTTGGGGTAGGGGTTGGGCGACGCGCCCGGATTTGCCTCGTTGATGCGCTTCAGGTCCATCCCAAGCCACATAACGCCCTCTTGCAGCTTGGTGATGACAAGGGCACGTTCCCGAGACGGCGACAACGCTTTGACGCGCTGAATTTGCAGGTCGATGCTTTGCCGCAAATCCTTGACGGTGCGGATTTCGGCATCAATTTGATTGGCCTCCCATTGACGGGTGCGCTCGGCCATGACTGCTGGATTTTCTTGTTCTTGAACTGGCATATGTTTTGTTGCGCGTTGCCCGGTCGCGCCCCCGGAATACTGATAGACTTTAATCTATGGTTGTTTTTGTTTCGAGTTCCCGGCGGAATTGCCGGAAATTGGTGGTTGGGTGTTCCATTGTCCCTTGGGTGCCAGCAGGTTCAAGCCGCGGGCCTTGTCAGGGTTGTCGTGAATCCATCGGTGACAATCGCGGCAAACAGCGATGAATAACCGTTCGTTGAACAGCAGGTCTCCGATCTTTCCATGCTTGTGATGGATGTGATCGGTCCATCGCAGTGGCTTTCCTGGGCGCACTTTTCGGCAGGCCTCGCAAATAGGGTGATCCAGCATGAAGCGCGTCGCAATCGTAATGTAGATGCGATCGCGGTCAATTTGTCGTTGGCTTTTTCGTTTACTGGGCTTTCTCACGGTTTTTTATGATTTTTTGGTTGTTGGCGATGTTCTGAGCGATGTGCGTGCGTGCGAGGTGTTTGCAGAACTTGCCTTTGATGAAACTTTGAGGACAGGCACAAAGACCCACTCCCCCGTTTTCGGACATGTCGATTCGATACGGCGGGTGCCCGGAGTCGCTTGTCGCCCAATAGACGAGTTCTTCATGGGGGTCCTTTTCGACTCCAGGGCCGACCGGGTTTGGTAACACTTTGAACACACGCGGTTAATCCTGCGCGGGGATGACATTGGGGACCGTCTCCGTCTCCGGTTCCGTCTCCGGTTCCGGCTCAACGACTTTCTTGTCGGGGTCCACGAATTCCACATGCCAATCCTCATCGAACGAGTATCTCTTGCGCACCTCCTTTACAGGCAAGGTGATACCCTGGGTTCGCAGGTAGGCATGGACGGCGCTATTCAATTCTGCTGTGGAGATGGTCAGTTCTTTTATTTTCATGTTGTTTCTTTTGTTATTGCACGGTGATTTATTATTGGCTTTTATCGTCTTGGATTAGGTTATTTTTTACCTGAAAATCGAACACAACTTCGTGGTCATTCCACTTGTTTTCATGGAGGACCGAGTGGACGGGCAGCGTAATTCCAATGGTCGCCAAATGCGCTTGGACGGCCTTCTTGATGTCCTCGTTGTCGAGGGTCAGTTTTTGTATTTTCATGTAATGAGTTGCATTTTGTTGTTTTGTTAATGGTTTACCGAAATTGTACCGGATTCGCCGCAGAATAGCTTTTGCTCCTACATAAACAAACGCAATTATGGTGCCAGCTACGAAGCCCACGGCGAACGCCGCAAGGCAATAAAGAGGGGTCAGGAATGGGGTCATAATGGAATGTCACTTTCATCTATTTCGGTTGTTTTTGAGGGGTTCACGAATCGCGTAAATTGCCGCTGAAACACCAGGGGAACAAAACGGTTGCGTGGCCCGTTGCGCTGTTTCGCGATGAACAACTTAACCGGGATTTCGCTTGGCTCGTCTCCGTCAGGATCAACGCTGTCCGTTGGTTGCGGCCAAAGCATGATCACCACGTCGGCATTTTGTTCGATGGCCCCCGACTCGCGCAAATCGGACAATCGCGGGCACCGCCCTTTGTCCTTTTCAATCTCCCGGTTCAGTTGGGCGAGCACGATCACGGGAATGCGCAATTCCTTGGCGAGTCCCTTAAGCGCACTGGAAATGTCGGCAACTTCCTGCTGCCGGTTCTCCTTTTTGTACTTCTCCCCGGACACGAGTTGCAGGTAGTCCACCACGATCAGCCGGACCTTGTGGCGTTGAACCATTCGCCGGGCACGCGCCCTGATCTGATTCACGTTCAGGGCGCCAGTGTCGTCGATGAGGATGGGGGCGCGGCGGATGTCATTGGAGGATCGGACCATGGCGAGCGGAGCGTTAGGGTGCAGCCTCCCGTTGGTCAAGTCCTCGAAATTCACCCCGGACCGCGAACAGACCATCCGCGAAACCAATTCCTCCGCATCCATTTCGAGCGAGAAAAAGGCCACCGGGATTTTGCAATCAATCGCGACGTGTTCGATGATGTTGGCTGCAATTGCCGTTTTCCCGGCACTAGGCCGCGCGGCAATGACGACCATCTTGGACCCGCAGAGCCCGGATGTGAGTTGCCGGTCTAGGCCGGGGAAGCCGGTCGGGATGGCGTCTGGGATGCCTTTATGCTGCGTGATGTCCTCGATCTGACGCATGACCGAATCCACTACACCTGGCAGCGGTTTGATCTCGGCGGCCCTCCCAGTTCGGAGGGCCAGGGCCTGTCGCTCAATTGAATCGAGGAGGTCCGGCAGGTCGGATGAAGATTCAAAGCATTCCCGTACCAGGTTTGTGAAGATGGCCACGCCTCGCCGGCGGATGGCGTGCGCCTCGACATTTTCCAGGTAGAAGTCCAAAGCGGCAATGGTGGGGATGTCGTTTTCCAACTGCAGCAGGTAGGAAATTCCCCCAACATGTTCAAGACACTCCCTTTTCGTTAAGAGCGATTGCAGGCCAATCATTTCCACCGGTTTTTGGCGGCTGTGCAGGTCGAGCATTGCATCATAAATGATGGCGTGGGCGGTGTCATAGAAGCATTCTTTTGACGGCAGACGTTCCACGACATCGTCCATGCACTCCCGAGAGTCCATGAGGATGCAACCCAACACTCCGGCTTCAGCTCTGGGATCGTTCGGCGGAAGGAGCGCGTCCTCTGGCTTCGCTTGGGGTGGTTGCTTGGGGGTGGGTTTCATGGGTCAGATTGATCTGGTCTTAAATCGTCCCATCATCCATTGACCGGCTTCCGGGATTGCGATGGCCGGTGTCTTGGCTGTGTCCCATGGGTTGCAGCCACTCCAAAGGCTCGTCGGCTGGCAGAGGGAGCAGCCGAAGCCAGCGACATTGGCCGGTGGCGACGTTGTGGACCTTCACACAGTCAGGGCCAGGGCACGGACCGCCTAGGGTGGCCGCTTCGAACGCTTCATTCAGCGTCTCCTGGAGGCTCTTTTCTTTATGGTTCGTCTTTGGAGTTTTCATTAGAACTTCTCCATGAACTGATCCAACTCCTCCTTGGTGATGAGGGGGACGGTGGTCGGGGTGATGGTGGGGAGTGGGGGCCATGGGCTGCATTGTCTATAGCGTTCTTTTGCCAGTTGGCGGGCAATAATCATCAGTTCCATGGCGGCAACAGTTATCTTTTCCATTTCAACTGTGGTGCCTGAGTCGGCCTGTCTGGCTTGCAGCAGGGTGTCGAAGGCGGCGTTCAAGTCGTAAGTGTTCATAGATCACGTGGGTAGGTCGTCAGCTTGGGTAATGCTGACCAACTCCCGGCCTTTGCCCTTGTAGCCGGTTTTATGGGTCACTTGGAGTCGGTCCCCGTTCGCCCGCGCACCTTCCAACCACTGCTCATCCCCGTCGAAGGTGGTCACTTCAAAGGCCCGGTCGTCAGCATCGACCAGTTTCAGGGTGTGCCGGACGTACGCTTTGCCAGACTTTGAGGATTTGCCATCGTAGCGGAGCCACCGTGTCAACACTGCTTCCGTGGTCACTTCCGCGTCTGGAAATTTGATGGGCTCTTTCTCGTCCTCTGGACGGCTTTGGGGTGCGGGGGGTGTCGGAGGGGCGGCTGTGGGCTGCGGCGGTTCTTGGATTGTTCTACGTAGAACATTTTGGGCTTCCTCGCCCTTCACCACTCCGTTGGCTGCCAAATCTTCGAGGTCCTGGCTCCATAGCTCGCTCGTGTTCGTCGCGTTGATGATCGCATGGACGAACGCCCGCTTGAACGCCATTTTGCGCACAATGTTCCAGAAGTCGGCGGGGTTGTCGTGCTCCACCTTCCCGCCGGCTTGGGATTCGATTTTGTTGCTGCCGGGGGTGTTCGGGGCGAATGTGGCACCGCAGCCGCCTTTCTTGAACCAGCAGAACCACCCATCCCCGGGATTCTTGCTTTTGAGCACCGCTTCCTTGCCGCATTCCGGACACACCTTTCCGGCTGTCCGGAAACGGTACTTGCTTTCCATGGTGGAGCATTCCCCCACGCCGTCAGCGTACTTGGGGCCGTTCGCCACCCGGACCACCAGCCGATAGCCGCGGTGGAAGTTCGGGTAATCGGTGACTTCCTCCCGGTAAACCTCGGGATTCAACTGGAAGGTCATGGAAAGCTTCTGGGCTCCCGGTTGGAACAGTCCCACCTTGTCGCCACACCCCGGCACCTTGCCGTAGTCCTGGCCGTCCACCATGCACTCACGCATGATGGCCCGGATGGCGTCTAGTCCTTTGGAGACTTGGGCCGGGGTGGAGGGGACGAGTTCGCGGGGGCCGTCCGGCTGATACCGCTGCACCTGCTGCTGGGGTTCCTGGTTTACGACTGCGGGGACGTTGATTGGTTCGTTCATAGTTTTGGTTGTGGTTTGCTAAAGGGCACCGTAAAAATAAACGTCCACGCATTCGACCACAAGGCCGGGGACCACTCGCCCTTGCCGGTCAGCAAATTGCCCACTGAGCTTTTGCTGATGTCCATGCCGTCCGCCAGGGAGCGAATGGTAACGCCCCGGCTTTTCATGGCGGACTGAATCAAGGCGCGGGCGGCGCGCACGTCGGTTTGACGCAAGAGCCTGCTGGTCTCGGGCAACTGTGGGATAGATTGTTTTTTCATTCTGGAAATGAAAATACCACGACTCGATCACCTCGTCCACATTTATTTTCATTTTTTTTTGGACATTCTCGGGAGGGCTGCTATTGTGGGGGT